TACGGCAACGGTGGCATCGGATTTATATACGACTAAAGCGATTGATCGAATAGTCATTACTCGTCCTCATGTAGCCGTAGGTAAGGAGCTAGGCTTTCTTAAGGGTGACCTTACAGAGAAGACTATGCCTTGGGCCTTGCCTGTATTAGACGTATTGGAGAAGCACCTTGGTAAAGGAACAGTGGAGACAGGGATCAAGAATGGTAACATTGAGATGGCACCTCTTGCACTTATGCGTGGGCGTAGCTTCGATAATGCCTTCATAATCGTGGACGAGACACAGAACATCACCACTCATGAGTTAAAAATGTTGCTCACACGGGTGGGGGAGGGTTCAACTATCGTTCTTAACGGAGATGTCCAACAGTCCGACCTGAAGGAGGCTGATGGCCTCTCAAAGGTCATACACCTAGCTAAGAAACATATGCTACCTGTGCCTATCATTGAGTTTGGCGTAGAGGATATTGTCAGGAGTGACATATGTGCTCAGTGGGTCAAGGTCTTCATGAAAGAGAATCTATAACAAAAGTAAAGCCCCTTGGATTTCTCCTTGGGGCTTACTCATTTAATAATTTTACTTACCTTTATAGCCTGAGGCTTTTATGGCCTTCCCTTGCTTCTTAGCTTGGGCCTTCGTTGGGTAGCATTTACCAGACTTACCCCATTTCCATCCGCCTTTGCACTTCATCACAGGCATTAGGCACTCTCCCCTACTTTAAAACAATTTGGTTTAGCATAGATACCATTACTTATGAGGGTAGCAGCCATGTTAACTGCATCCTGCTCACACTCTAAACGTGTGTACCATAGGTTCTTCTCGTTACCCATAACAATACAAGATGAAGCCTCTAAGGTCTGACAAGCCATGACAACAGCTAACCACATTACCACTTCACCTTGTTAGCCCAATAGGCAGCTGACATCTTACCCTTGGCAATGTTCTTAGCATGACGAGCCTTGAAGGCTTTGTTCCTAGCTGTCCCATCAGGACTACCCTTGACACCCTTCTGCCCAAAGCGGATAGTCTTAATCTTGTCACCCTCTTTAGCAACAACAACATGAGATTTAGTCTTATGGCTAGGTGTAGCCTTAGGCTTATTGTAACCTGATACACCTGCTCGTTCTAGTCTTGGGTCTTTCTTAGCCATCTACCATTTTCCTTGTGATTTACCTAACAAGTATATGACGAAAGCTAAACCTGCCATACCAGCCAGAGCTACAGTTATACCTACACCCCAGTTTATACAGTTATCTATGAACTCTTGTTTCTTGTACACTTGTTCTCTTTGTTGTTTACGCATCTTTGCCTCTGTCCGTACTATCTCATCCCATGCTGATGGCCCATGTACGAAACTGATATAGCTTCGCAGTTCCTCTCGCATCTCTTGTGCTTGTTTCTTACATGACCAAGCCTCAAGAGCCTGACTCTGTGTGTCAGAGAACATCTTGTACATAGGCGGTTTAGATGCCTTCTCATGGGCATAATCTAAATCAGAGATAGCCTTAGACCATTGCTGTAGCTGGCTACCCATGGAGGATATTTCCTTGCCTACCTCAAAGCCTTTCTTGATGGCCTTGTAGGCTGTGCTGGCAGCAGCTATGCAAGTAAGAGGGTCCACTACTTCATACCACCCTTAATATCCATGTGGTCTCTCCCAATATACTTAATGTCATTCTCAATAATGGCTACACGTTGTTTGATCTTGTTGATCTCGTTGATGGTCATAGCCATACTCGCAAGTTCGTCCCAGATTTCCTCTAACTCGTTCCATGTATAATCAAGTTCCATTGAGTTATCCAGAACATCACGCTTTAGATTTACATTATCCTCAATAGCCATACGAGAACCTAGCTGGCTTACTGTCTCCTCAAGGTCAGCTATTGTAGATGCTTGTTGTGACACCCACCACACACCAGCAGCAAGCTGTGCTGCCATTGCTAAGACAAGGGCAATAGGGAGTTTGATGTTGTCCATTAATCAACACCCCTACTTGATTCCATCATTTCACGAATGGACTTTATGTTTTCATCCATACGTCCTAAGGTAACTGCCTGAGACTGGATAATAGTTGTTAGGTTGGTAATCCTAGCTTCGTGCCTCCCAATGTCACGAGCGTTCAGGTCAATAGCACTAGCTAGGCTAGACACATACCACACCAAAGCACCCGTCTGGAACAGAATACCAACAAGAAAAGAGATTGATACACTTTTGTCTTTCATCTTACTTAGAAAACCCCGCACCAAAGTATAGTCCAACGATAGCAGACACGATGTGTGTGTCCAGTGGTGTGATAACGAACCCTTGTGCTGACTGCCATACAATCTGCTTGTCAGGTCCGAACAGGAAGTTCCAGAAACCCCCTTGTACTTCTGTGTACCCTACAAACACGGGTACTTCTGGATACCACACAGCTACTAGCTTGGGTAGTACGATGATTGAAATGACAGCTGAGAGTGCTATGATCCTACGAGTCCAAGCAAAATGCTTGTCCTTTGATCCGTACTCTCTGGCTGTGTTAGTTGCTCCAATGAGCATGGCCTGTTGTTCAGCCTTGTTCTTGTTGCTCTGACCCCAGATGGACATGACACCACCAAGGATCGTAGAGAAAAGCATAGTTAGTAATTCTAAAGGAAGTCCGAACATTACAGTTTACCTAAGTTAATAACCATCTCTGATTCAAAAGGTTCTCCTTTTTCTTTCAACTCTTCCTGCCTTGCGTAACCGATTATAGAGGCTGCTTCAACGGGGTTAGTCACTGCCTGAGAAAGTATCTCCAGTGCTTTAAGGTTATCGCCGTTCTTCTTAGCTTCGTAATAGGCTACTCGTTTTGGACCTTTATTAAAATTGTACGTGTTTCTGATGACAGTGTCCCCGTCCTCCTCTGTGAAGTTTAGGCCACCTAAAGTACGTGCTAATCTTAGGTCTGGGTTGAACAAACCAGCCAAAGGTCCAGACTTTAGAACCTCACTTTCAGAAGTTCCAAAGTCTTCGTAGTCTAGTGATGCCCTGCCTTCTGCCTTAGCCTTCGCTACAGCCTTAGCTAAAGTAGCTAAGTCCTTTTCGTTAAGATCATCTTGAGTTAGATTACCCCCCGAATTAAAAAGATTAGCGGCGAAGAATCTATACTCAGACGTTCCAAAATCAGAAGCTGCATCTGACACAATACCAGCACGTTCCTTAAGGTTCTCTACAACCTCAGGTGCAGTCTCTACAACCTCAGAAGCAATGTCAGAAACAAACTCTGTGCCTGTTTCCATAGCATTTGCAGCGCCTTCTACTACCTTTTGCCACAGGGGAGGCAACTCAAAGTCGCCCCCTTGAGCCACAGGTCTAGGTGTTACTTTAGGTGCAGAAGGTTTTGATGTTGCATCACCTAATGTTTCTGAGGCTTGACTTGAGAAGTCCATCAGTTGCTTACCTCTTCAATTAGGGCGTCAAGAGTAGCGTTGTCTACCTTTTTAAAACCTTCCCAGATACTACGGAGGTTGTTGCGCTTTTGCGCCTGTGTTTTACCCTTAGCTATGTTTTCTTTAGCTAAGAAAAGAAACATCCGGTCCTGTGTAGCCTTGTTGAACACAGTATCTTTAGGTAGTTTCATACGATTTACTAAATCACGAAGTGTTCCACCTACAATCTGGTACTTACCCATAGGGGTAGAGGTTAGACCTTTCTTATAAGCCTCTGTGTTTTTAGGTAGTCGAGGTTTAACGTAACGCCCATAGTCCCCTGATGGATTAGAAAAGTCTATCAACTCACCTACTGTTTTAGTTGAGACAGCGTAACCCTTGAAAGGCGTATCGCTGGACTCGTAATTATTAAAGAGTGTGTCGTATCCTCTAGCTTCTACCGCAGACAAGGTACTCTGGGTAACAGAGGAGGGGTCAAGGCTTGTAGAAGAAGGTGCCTTAGGTGTAGTTTTCTCAGGCGGTGTCTCAGTAGCCTGACTTGAGAAGTCTAACATATTTACTACCTCCCTACTCAGCTGCTTTTTTGTAAAGAACTCTACCGTCAGCTGGGTTAATAAAAGGAGCACCAACAGGTAGGGAATCAAAGAAAGTTTGTTGCGCCTCATCTGTATCTCCTTTGATAATATATGGTTTTACTTGGGAGTTTCCTTGAGGGTCAATGTATGTCTCACCTTCTTCGATTAGAGCGAGAGACTCTTGGTTTGCAGTTTTAGGCCCTTCAAATTCAGGTGCAGGTAGTTCTGTCTCCTGCCTATTGAGTATTAGGTTTTCAAACTGAGTTGTATCAACGCCTAATTTTTTCAGTGCGTTTGCGAACTTCTTGTTCACATCGTTAATACGGGTAATCTCTGCATACTGCATTGACAAAGCAGCTACTGGGAAACCCTTTCCACGAAGCCTTGTTTTTTCTTCTGTACTCAAGGCGGCACCTTTGTCCTTAAGCATGTTAAAGACGTTACCGCCGTAGTGTTTGTCAGCGAAATCTTTAGCAAGACCCCCTGCAAGATTTTCGAGAGGTACTTTAAGTCCTATTTTACCTACCCCCTGAAGTTCAAAGACAGTGTCTGCCACCACCCCAGATTGACTTGTTGAGAAGATTGTAGCCTGTGCTTGTATAGCTTGTGTCAGCTGCGCCCTAGCGCCTTTTGCTGCGGCTGGGTCTAACTGTTCTACTTTCTTGAGCAGAGCGAAAGTGTTTTCACCGAAGATGCCAGTACGGGGGTGGAACATTGTCGCACCATCCATCAGCTGAGTAGCTGTGGTGACGTTCAAGGACACCTTATCAATACCCTCAAGAAAAGCCTTACGTGCGTCCTCTTGGTTCATAGCCTCAGGTTTAAAAGAGTTTACGTTAAGGAACAAAGAGTGTTGGATAACAGCCAGTCGTTCAGAGGCTGTCCTTGTAGTTGCCTTATCAAATTCATCTTGGTCATGGAGTAAGGCCCCAGCTTCAGGTCCATTCTCCGTAGCTGCGTTAAGTTCAGGCTCTAACATACTAGAAAAGTCAACAGATGTATACGGTACATCATCCATCTTTACATTACTAAGGATAGATGCAATCTCTTGGAACTGTTTGTTACCAAAAACCTCTGTGAGTTTATCGAGGTTTTGTAACATGGCCCTTGCTAGAAGTGGATCAGCATCTTCGTTAGCTTCAATTTGTTGGATAATTGCTGCATCAACTTTATTAAGTATGCCTTGTTTAGTATTGGCTATTACATTTGTGTCGTACTTCTCAATTGATTCAACCAGAGCATCTAATGCGTCTAGCCGTGTTTGCACACCTGAGTAAGATTCGGTTGAAACATAGGTAGGTTTTGGAAAGCTTGCTCTAACTTTTACTATCTCTGCCTTAAGTCGTTCTAAACTTTCTGGGCTAACATTACCGCCACCAATCTCGATCTCAAGCTGTTTAAGACCTACTGTACGGATGGTATCAAGGGCTAGGATAGCTGTATTGTTACCTGTACGATCCCACTGGGCTTGTGACATAGTTGCAGCGTTTGCAGAAATAAGACTAGCTGCCTCAGTCTGCATGATAAGACTCATTGTCTTCTGCGTTATCTCTTCTTGGGTGGGGTTAGCATTACCTGATGCGTTTAATTCGTCTATAGCTATGAAATTCCATGCAGGATTCTCTGCGATAACAGAGGCAACTTTGTTTTGTACAGCTATTAAAGGGTTAGAATTAATATGTTTGAGGTCAACCCCTGTTATAGCCATTGTTGCGTCAAAGACTTGTTGGTTTGCTTTCAAACCATTTGCGGCAGCTTGAGCGAAAAGAGTGTCCACTTTACTGCGTAACAGTGTTGGGTCAGTACCTTTTAGATTGTTTAGTTCAGTAGCATACGCAGCATACTTTGCATCCTGAATAGCGGAAGCTGAGGGTACGCTACTAGCCACATCTTTAGCGTAGCTATCTAAAACACTGAACAGCCCTTTACCTATAGCCGCTGTCTGGTTTGAAGCACTATCGTAAATTCTGTAGCTTGGGGTTGCAACGCCACGATTCGCAGCTGTTCCTGCATCGCCAATATCTACCGCAAAACCTGCCATTTCTTTTCCTTACTGCATCTGATGAGACAAGAAACTTGACTCACGTTCTAATTCTAGCCTATGTGCATTTCTAAAAATGTCTGGAATCTGACCTACATTAATTAGGCTATTCTGAAGGGACATTTTTAGTTCGTTTGAAAGACGCGACGCCCATAGTTCATCTGTGATTTCTGTCCAAAGGCTATCACCCCTAATCATATCATCTTTGTCCCCATTTGTCAAGAGGTCCATTGCTAGTGTAGCTTTTGATTTTAACTTCGTGGAGATTTCTTTAAAATCTTGGTTCTTTTTGTAAACCATTTCTCTGTAATCGTAGTAATTCTGGACAGGCGCAGGGGTAGCGCCGACTAAAACAGCTGCCGCATCATTAGGGGCTAGGCCGCTGACAGACAGTTTGTAGGTCTTACTGCGGTAGTTACCTGTCTCAATCAACTCAGCAATTTTGTACCCCTTATCTACAGTGGAAAGGTTACGAAGCAGCTGGGTTAAGTCTTCTCTGACCATTGAGGTTCTACCAGAGACCATTGATTTAACAGCGTTAGAGCCTACCTTGTACATATCGTTTGCGATTTGACCCGAAGGTCCAAACAAAGTTGATAACAGAGGGTCTTCAAATAGCTTACGGTAGGTGTCCTTAACCTGTTCAGCTGGGGCTACACGGGTAGCGTAAGCTGTCTCAGTTCCAAGGGTCCACCCAAGTAGCTGGTCAAACAAACCATACTTAACTCTGTTAAACATCTTAACTGATTCAGGGTCTTCGGCAGAGTACCCAAGTTTTTCTGTAACGTAACCCGCTGTTTGACCTAAACCTAAACCTGTAAGACCCCATATAGGACCAAGAGTGACGAACATACCTAAGCGTTCACCAGCGGTAAAGTTTCGACCTACGGCAATGTTCTCTAAACTCCTTAAAGAATATGATAGCCATTGAGTTGGTACTCGCATTGGACCAGACTGAGCAAAACTACGGGAGCCAGTGGTCATACGGAAGGTGAGGTCTTGCTCACGGTTAGTGATCCATCGTTTACCTTCAGGGGAGAAGGGGCTAATATCTGGACGTTTGGCTTGGTGCTCCAGAAAAGCTGTCACCAGACCTGTCAAACGAGAAGATCGTTCACCTTCCTTGAAGAACAGCGTAGAGAAGTCTAGGAATTTACCGACACCTTCTTGGCTCTTACCCAACAAAGTGCTTGACGCACCGAACTTCTGTGGACCTTGAAGTTCTATAACCTGATTGTCAATAATATTACGTCCACTCTCATCTATATAACGAACCAAGTCGTTTAATTGGTCTACAGATAACTTGGTATAATTAGACAGGCGTTGTATTGCAAGGTCACGTGCAGGTTTGCTAAGGTTAGGGTGCATTATAGCAAGCATTGGTGCAGTAAGGCCCATAGCTTTAGCACCATACTTAGGAGAAATACCTACAATTACAATACTGTGTAGAGCCTGAAGCATAAACTGGTCAGGGTTGAAGAAGCCGAACTTAGAGTAGAAGCCTACTTGGAGTAAACGAGAGGCAGGGTCAGTCTTAGTTAGGTCGAGGCTAAAACCTGCGATACTCTTCTTGCCTGTTTTTTCAAAGATTGCTTCGGTAGCTTGCGTAGTGAAAACTTCCCAAGCTTTAGAGGCTAAAGTAGGTTGGTTTAATCTACGTTTTATGACAGCCTGTTGCTCACGTAGCTGTGTGGCTATGTCATTAAACTTTCCTGTGGTTGTTACTTCAGCCTGAAGGAACCTCTGCATAGGGTCAAGCCCTTTGATGTCGTCCCAGTTTTTAATTAAGCCGTTGTTGGCTTCAGCTAGGAGACCCCAGCCCTCGATTGCATCCTTAGTGGCTGCACGGTTTGCGTACCCGTAGACTTCACTACCGAACTGGTCTGCAATAGCCGCCAGAGGACTATCGTTAGTAGCCTTCTTACCTCCGTACTCCATCAAAGGAGTGTCTCGACGCTTCATACCCTGCCCGTTAAGAGTTGTGGAAACGTCTTCTCCAACAGTAAGACCTATACGAGTGGGATTTTGACCAGCCATATCGACTGTAACTTTTTCATCCCTTGCTTTAAGGACAAACTTTTCATTGAAGTTAAAATTGTATTCTCTACCTAATTTCTGTAGGTCTTCTAGGTCAGTTACGTGTTTATTCCAGTCGTTGTTAGCCCGTATAAGATCACCTAATTCTTCGTAGTCAGCTTTACTCAGAGTTAAATCTTCAAGCTTTGTTACACCTGCGTTCTTCATTAACTCGTCGATCTTAATCGCTATGGTGTTCAGTTGGAACTGTGCAGTTTCAGCTTGTTTCTTACCGAAAGAACCCAACATTGTTTTGAGTCCGGTAGAAATAGTCTTACCACGAATAGCTTGTTCTTTAATCGTACCTACAAACCAACGGAACTCAGCGTTTGTTCTTGGGCCACCTACGTTGTAAGGCATGACATCAACACGTTCAAGTACACGAGTTGACTTTACGTTAGTAACATAGACATGATCCATTAGGGGTTCTTCTAGCCTAAAGATAATCAAATCACCGTCAAGTTTTTCTTTAAGAATAGGCCGACCAGTAACTAAGTCTAAGACCTGATCGTCTACGCTACTTGCCCGAACACGGTAAGCTATAGATGAAAGACCGTCAGTTAGCTGTGCGAAGACACCTCCACCCTCTACAGCACGTTTAAGCCTAGCGGATGACTGGATGTGCCAAGACGCATCATTGATGTCTACAAGGGCCTCATATGCGTCCCCTACTTTTTTACTAGGTACCATCCCGTAATCCTTCTGGTACCTTGCTTCAAATGCTGCTCTTGTAGGGGTCTTCCTTTCGTGAGAGTATTTACCATCACGAAGCTGTGTGAAGAAGTCAGACAGGTTTTCTAGTTCTTTACCTTTAACAGCCCGGATAGTTTTTTCATAAGGCTTAACTATATTTCCAATAAGAGCCTGTCCAGCCTCAGCTTGAAGGAACTTAGCACCTAACCTGTCACCTAAGCGTACTGTTGCGGCTCCGATAACTTTATTTATTGCATCTGAAACGATGTTATTTTTTGCAAGTATCTCTGCTTGAGGGGATTTATCAGCTAGGTTTAAACGTTGCTCAGTTTCAATCCACCAACCACGTCCTTGTTCTTTCTTGACAACACGAAGAGATGGGTCTTTAGCTGCAATAGCTTCAGCATCCATCTTGCGACGGAAGGCTGTACCTGATCCGTCCTTACCCATACGGACAACAACTTTAAAATCTTCTGAGCCTTCATCGACCAATGTACTTGTCTTAACAACGACGTTGTTTGTTCTACTAGCGACTTTCTTAGCTGTTTCTTCAGCCACCTGTTCAATAACAGCACGGGGAAGGTACTCACCGAAAGAACCGTTCCGGTTAGCTGTCTCTAATTCTTCGATAATGTTATTCTTGTTTGTGTTCTCTCGAACAGCAGCTAGACTAGGTCTTTCAATCGGACCTTTAACTGGGTCTAGGTCTTCAGGTAAGCTACGTCCAGCATTTACCTTATCTGTCTGTACCCCTGTGTCGTCTACAATCTTAGTTAAGACATTGGCTGCGTTAACCTCGTCTGACATAACAGCTACAGTGTCGATAGGTTTACGTGACTTGGCAAGACTTGTTAACTTACTTGCAATCTCAGGGGCTGAGGATATTGTTGCTTTGGTTCCAGTAACCGCACCCCTAACAGCACCCCTAGCAATCTTCGTAGAGCCTAGGGTAGCAATATCAGCAACACCGAACAAAGCATTAAGCCCAGCCATAGGGTCAGACCCTAGGTAGGTTGCGTCGTTAGCTTGTTTATAGAGGTTCCAGATACTGTCCCTAGAAAAGAAACCTTCGTCCCGACGTTCAACGATATACTCTTTAGCCCACTCTTCAAACTCAGCGGGGGTTTTACCGTTAAAGGCTTCACGTATCTCAGAGCCTTCACGGTTAGAACGAAAGGTGACATTCTCAAAGGCACCTAATGTAATTTCCCGTAGGACGTTTACGTCAAGGAACGTCAAGAACTTAGAAAAACCTGACTGGTCATTCTCTTCGATGGCCTTGACCATGAGGTTGTTCCAGATTGTCATGTTTGACAAAGTTCTGGCTGCGTATGGGTTTACATCACGATCACCTAGCATAAGGTTTTGGATCATCAGGTATTCACTTACCGTCATGTCCTTACCTTTTTCAGCCTTCTCTTGGATTATTGTAGCGACATCGTCTGAAGTCATACCCTCATTATATGCTGCGTCAATATCGGCAGAGAAGTCTGTCTTGAGGTGGTTGACCTTAGCTTGTGCCTCAGCACTACCGTCCCCTAGTTCACGCTTGGTCTCTACTTCGTCCAAGGCTTCACCAGTTGTGATAGATATTTCTTGAGATTTATTACGCTCGACCTCGCTGAGAGGATTGAATGGCTTCTCCTCCAGCTGTGCAGCTGAGGTATCCCTCAAGAAAGATTCGTTGAAGACCTGATCGCTTAGTGTTAGTAGAGGTGATCTCATATTTATTTTTCCAGTTCTAACTAAACGCGCCTTTGAAAATAGAGGGGGTTCCTGTACTACCAAAATTAGTCCCGCCGAAGGCACTAAACATACTGAAGCCCCCTCCTGAGAGTTGACCTGCTGAGGCCGCTTGTTGCTGGAAGATACCTGCCTGTGCATTATAGGTAGCAGCACTCATAGAAGCTTGGGAGAACCTTTGACCTAGACCTGACATTTGAGTACCAAAACCTAAGTTACTTCCGACCTGTGAACTTACGCTTGATCTAACGCCCCCTGCGGCGGAAGTTTCACCGACCCCAGCGCCTTGCATCTGAGCCGCCTGTCTTTGTCTAAGTACTATACTTTGACGAATAGCTTGTCGCCGTTCACGTCGGGCAGCTAAGTCTTGTTGCTCTTGTTGGGCTGCTATAGCTTGCTTCTGAGAGTCAGCTGCCTTTAGTGACGCTTCTTCAGCCCGTGCCATAGCGTCTTGTTGTGCCTGATAGCCAGCGAAGCCTATGACTAACCCTATTACTTGTAAAGCTGGACCCATAACTTAATCCTTATATACCATGATATGATTTTTTTCGTACTCGCCAAGATAAACAAACTTCAACATAGACGCTAGTTTCTTAGCTTTACTTTCAGGAGACACTACAGCGTACAAACCTTTGTAACCAGCTGTTTTAAAGAAACCTGTCCAGTCTTCTAGTAGATAGGACATCTCTATAAAAGTCTCTTTAGTCATCTTTTCTACAACAGGTAGGTGTACGATGACGTACTCTTTGTTGTACTCTAAACGAATATCAAAGCAAGAACCTCTGATACCATTTAAGCTTTTGGACTGTGCTTGCATTAGAACCTTGGGTTACGGCCTTGGACAATACCCCAACCCAAAAGATTAAAGTCCTTACCTGTTTGACTTTCGTAACGTAGTCTCATAGACCGACCTGTCCCACGCATCTTCAATCGGGTTGTGATTACTTCCTCAGGGTAGGGGAAGCTGTTGATGTTGTTTGGGTCAACTACGATAGGAAATTTATGACGGTATACTTGCTGGGCTGTACTAAAGGTTTTGTTAAAGTCCCACGCAACGGATACCGTAAGTGATGATGGTCTTATAGCTTCATAGCCAGCTAGTTCTGTACCTGTAAAGCCTGTCTCAGTTAATCGGCAACTTGTTACAATGTAAGGCGCTGACTTCTTGGTGATAAGGTCTCCGATAAAGTCGTACCCAGTTTCTGCAAAAGAAACGTAGTCCGTTGAACCCCAGTCTAAGAAACTTAGTCCTGTGAACCCACCCATAGTTACCTTGTTTGTATCTCCATCACGGCAGATTAAAATGATGGCTGGGTCACCTGTGGTGAAAGAAGATATACGTGTATTGACAACATCGTCACCGTTTGATAGGACGACATCATCTACTCCATTGTTTGCTGTAACGTCTAACGCAAGATCGGTTGCACCGAATCCTGTGTAGAAAGACATACCTATAACACAGTCACTGTTCGTTGTCTGATCGCTGATCTTCCACGGGTAAAATGCTTGGAGCGGAATGTCAAGGATTAAAAAGTTATTTAACTTGGATGTAACAGTTTCGTCTGCGTCAGGATAGGCCCAGTAGATACGTCTGTTAATGTTATCATACGCAGCTGTAACCTTAAGCTTCTCGTCGCTACCGATTTTGTCCCACAAACTTTGGATTGTAGGTAGGCTGAGGTTTTGTTCTTGACCTTGTCCTGAAACTGGGTCAGTCTGTAAAGTGTGTATACCATAGGAGGACCACCAGAAAGGAGTACCCTCTGCTTCAACAAAAGTTTCTGGTGACAAGATACCTACACGAGACACCCTGTTGACTGAGAAGGCGTCAGCTGTAAAGACCCCGTCTAGTCCTGTAATCTGCCAGACACCGTTCTCAGCGAATACAAAGAGAGAGTTTTGGAAGGCATATAGTTTTTGGATTTTAACTGCGTCGGGTATACGGATTTCACCACCATCAGTAGCGAGGAGATCGGAAATATCCTCACCTGTAGGGTCGTTCTGTTGGTGACAGGTACCTAGGTCACCGATAGTGTCTGCTAGTTTTGAGAAGAGGATTGTACCTGCGTTACGGCTACTATCTAAACCAGCATAGAACACACGACCAGAGAAGGAAGCTACGCAACGGAAGCGACTTGTTTCAGGCTCAGTCATTTTAGTTAGACCTGTTAGACCTGAAACTGTGCCACGGGCCTTCTCAAAGAAATCTAAAATGTAGTGTCCGTGACCTGTTAAGGTTGTACCTTGGTATACCTTGTTAAACTCACTTTCACTGTAGTTACCACTTGAGTCTTTACCTGAGTACCACGGGTGAGTAAGACGTTTATTTAAATCCGAGGGTGCGGGACTTCCGGTGTTCCAACCGGAATTTTGAGCATCGTACTTACGGTCCTGACTTGGGTTTGAATCGTCCTCGTAGTAAGTTGAGGTGTCTCCTTGCCACTCAAAGTCTCTAACCTTAAACTCAATCTGAGAAACTGTTAAGGTTCCTGCATTGTACGCGACAGCTATTGTATTGATAGCTTTAGAAGAAACTATAAGGTTTCCTTTAAGGCTGGTGAACTGGCACTTTTCAGTTTCTGCCCCTGATGAACCTGCGTACTCGTAAGAAGATAAGTCAATTGAATTAGCCTCTTGCTGTCCTGAATAAGGTAGTTCACCTTTGTTATAGAAGTAAAGAGTAGTCCCCTTTTGAATAACAAGGAACTCTAGGTCTCCCGAACCACCCACGTTTATCCAACTACCTGTAGATATTAAGTCAGTGTCAGATACAGTAAATGTAGAAAGTACGTGGCTTTCCTCATAAGACGCACCTAACCGTCTACGTCGAGAACCATCCCTACGTAGGTCGCAGTTAAGTTCATCTACAGAGGCACCCTCAGGAAATGTTAATTCACCTGCTTCAGTAATTAAACCTCTGACAAATGTATTAACTGCTTTCTGATTCAGACTTTGCGGCATTACGTTGTTTCTTTCTTTCGTCTGCGTGTTCCCGTACCCTCTTAATTTTAGATACTGGTTGCTTCCGCAAGTACTTTTCTAAGTGGCTTTGGGCAGAGGATATAGTTGAGTAACGTCCAGATAGTTCTTGAGGTGTCTTACCTTTTGTGTATCTTAAAGTAAAGAACCTGTAGCCACCTGCTTCTTTTTCAATAATAACATCTGTAAGTAATTTATCTGACTTACAGACACAGTATTGGTTGGCTGTGTCGTGGTCATATTTAATCATTAGGTTCTTCCGTAGCTATTCCGCTTGTTTGATTTGCGAATTTTAAATTGATCGTTCTGGATGTAGGACTTTAACCGTCGTGCTGCTTGTTCTACCTTAGGGTCTGAACCACCCTTGAACAATGAGAAACAAGTTGACTTAGCCTCAGCGAGGAGTAACGGCATAAGTGTATTATCCAGATCAGGTTCAAAGGAATCTGTCTGACTGAAAGATGGCATACTTTGTCCGTAGGCTCTTACCTTATACTCACCTAAGGTAGCCTCTACGGAACTATCGTATGCGTCCATGATAATGTTGTTGTCATCAAAGGAAGTGTAGTAAGTTGGAGGTCTGTCAGTAGAAACAAACAAGTCCACCCCGTTAACTACGGAGTAAACTTTAAGACCATTCTCATTCATACGGTCAAGAAATTCAGCTGGCTCAAGAAAGAATATTTCTTTATAGTTGCTGTTAGCAGCCGTGCCTATGTTGTATTCGAGTCTCTCTAGGCTTTTAACATTAGTAGGGTACCTAAAGTGAGTTGGTTTAGACGAGTCATTTAAAGAAGTAATTCTGAGAAGAGCGTTATGCTCAGGGATGTACCTTGCGGATACAATATTGTAATAGGTATCCTCAACAACAGAAGCTACTTGCTGTGCTTCAATTGTATCTGAAAGACTGTTGACATCCTCTGAGTCCATATCAGAAAGAATAGACTGCACTATCTGAAGAAGAGTAGTTTTCATTAAACTGGTACTCCTCGTATAGTTAACGAAGCAGATGCTATTTCAAGAGAAAAAGCAGAACTACCTTTTACAAAAATTTCTATGTAGTCGTTCTGTGCTAATGACAGAACATCTGTCAAAACCGATGTACGCCACTCACCTGACGCAGCTGTATTAATAGTATGAGATGGTGTAGCTATACCGTTTTTGTAGAAAACCATTTCAAGGTCTTCTGCCGAACCGGAAGCGTTTTTAAAGTTAATAGTAAAAGTACAGAAACCAGTTAAATTATTAGTGTCCGAATAAATTAAACGAGCATTAGGTGAACTCGCGGCAGTAAATCCATCGACATTATTCGAAGTAAAAGTTGGATTAAAAGCTGTAAAACTTGTTGTCACACTGTGTGTATACGCAGGAGTGGTAGCGTCAAAAGGTATGTACCCATTAATATGAGCATGGTCTTTAGTCCATGTTCCAGAACCCGCACCATTAGAAATATATACGTTACCTGCCCCTGCACTTGCGATACCCTTAGGTTCGTGTAAGTAAGGATCAGTTAGAGTAGAATGATTTACGTTAGCCATTAGGAACCTCTGCCAGTGTTAAAGCTATTATAAGGTACATAATAACTTTTGTCAAGAGAAAAGATGGCCCCGAAGGGCCACCCTTTACATTTTATACGTCAGGATCAGATACGATTGTAACGATACCTTCTGGACGGTACTTCTTGACACCATAACGAGAAGTAGTTACATACTCGTGACGTTGGTAGTCTTTGTTGTACTCGTAGTCTACCTCAGGCATTTGACGCCACGCACCCACGAATGGGTTAGAACCTGCGTCAGCTGAGAAGAACAAGTTTGCAACACCGTTACTTGAAGAGAAGTCGTTAGCTGTTGTGCCATCTTTTTCCAAGAGTGCAGCATCAGCAACAGTTTTCTTCAAGTAGTTGGATGTGTATACATCGAAGCCATAGACGTTAGCTACGAAACGCATACCTGTTGCAATACCGTCACGTACAATACCTTCAAACATTGGGTTGTTTGACACGTTGGTCAAGTTAGTCAATGTGTTGAGTTGGTACTCTACGGATGGGTCCACAATAGCAACCAAACCACGGTCAGCAACTTTAGACTTCTTCAATGCGTAACGTGCATATGCGAAGTCAGAAAGTTCCAACTTACCAGCATTACCACCGGAGATACGGTGCGCTGCCCCGTCAAGTGTTTCTGCGGAGTTTGCAGACACGCCGACTTCTGGTGCAGCCATAGTGGTCGATTCAAAATGCTCCATAATAGCACGGGCTTGTTCTGGAACAAAACGTGCTTCAAGCTGTGCTGCATAGAACGAATCCTGTGCGGCCTTCTTGGTGATGTAAGAAGCAGATTGCAGATACTTGTCAATGCTGAATTGGAACTCAGCTGTATCCATTGGAACGTATGAAACAGCAGCATCTTCAGTGTAGTCTGCTACAGTTGTTTCACCGATGGTTGGGATAGTGAATGTGTCACCATCTGGGAATCCATCCAACATACGAACGACAGACTGTGCCATCATTTCGTCACGAAGGATTTCTTTAAGTTCTGAGGAGTAAACCTCAGCACGGATTAAGCGTTGCATATCCGTGTTGGAGGAAATCATACCAGCCATTTGCTAGTCCTTTCTAAGTGTTTCCGAACTTGTCGCCCATTTTTACTCTGTCCTGCATAAGCTGTTGTTGGACTTTGGGCGTATAGTATTGATTTGGGTTTTCCCGACGTAAGCTTTGGTAATACTGCCAATTGCGTACATTCGAGGCTTGCATGTTGACACCTTCGGTACGGACAGAGCCTTGAACCATAGGGTTAAAGGTTTTCTGGGGTTGACCGATAAGAGAAAAGAAAGCTGTGGGAGACTCAGCTGCAATGTCACGCAAGCGTTCCATAGACATACCTAACTCTTGGGCCTTCTCCCGTACCTTAGCTTCCGCTTCGGTTCCGAAAGAATTAACTAACTCTTGATCTACTTGTGAAAGGTTCTGTTTTACAACAGAGTCCTTCTCACGTTTAACCAGTGTCTTCTCAACAAGGCTTTCAAGATCGTTCTCACTAAGACTCGCAGTGGTGTTCTGTGTCTCTGTGCTACCATTATTATTAGGCATTGCAGTTTCTACTGTGGTAGAGTCAGTAGCCTTGTTCTGCAATTGTTCAAGAATTTGGGCCTGATAGTCTTGCTTCTTGATGTCCTCTCGCATTTGGTTTAATTGATCCTCTAGGGTCTTTATATAACCGTCTGCTTCAAGTTTACCTTTAGCTAAAGTTTCAGGGTCTCTCCAATTCTCTCCCTTTGCCTCAACGAGTTTCTGCAAAAAAGATTCCTGTGGTGGGGTTTCAGCTTGCGTTTGCTCTGTTACCTGTTCAGTCTGTGCGGTTGCAGCACTGTCAGAAAATACCATTGTTAATCCTTATCTAAGTTGATTATATCAAGCACTAGGTTTAGTGCTCTGTTATAGCCGATACGATCAGCTTCCTTATACGCCCATGACGGACTATCATAGTCAGCTGTCGAAGGGGTATCTTTTAGTAATGACTCAAGAATATGTTCAAGACGAATGAGGCTTTCTTGATTTGAAAGAATAACCTGTTTAACCTTAGTCTTTTCTTCTTTAGTCTTACATTGTTTGAACCAGTGGGATTTCATTTATTTCTTTTTAATTGGTTTCTTTTTGGTTGGTTTCTTCATTCCGTAACCCATATTAACCTCCACATCCACACATACATTTAACTTTATTTTTTACAACCACAGATGTTTTAGTAGTCGTAGGTTCCTTTTTCTTAGCCCCTTTGCCGTAGGCTGTCTTTGTTCCGTTTTGATAGGGCATCTTACAATCCTTGTTCCATTGCGATTTGTTGTTCTTCCTCGAATTGAACTTGTGCTTCAGTAGCCATACGTTGTGTCTGCATTTGTTCTGTAACGCTTATGTTTTCTGAGAACAATTTAGGTTCACCAAGTTCCTCAGCGAGAAGACGTGCAAACTCTTTACCTGACAAGTGCGCTGCCATTGTAGGGTCGGACAGCTTTAGTTGATAAAGTTGTGTTAAGTTCTGTACACGGTTAGCACGTTCCGCATAGTGACGAGCACCCATAGGGACTAGCTTACCGTTAGCAATAATATCTTCCTTAGATATTTGTTCAAAGAAAAACAAACCTGAGTCATCGTTAAGAACACGAATTGTATCTGCATAGTCCATGTTTCGCCGTGCTGCCTCAAGCATCGCGTTAAGGATTGGTTCTAGGAAGACCCGCTCAAAGTGTGCAGTCTTATGTTGGAAGATACGCCCAGCCGCTGTCATCAACTGCTGAACTTCGAAGGCTGTCTTCTCACCTGCACTACGGATACCCATAGCTTCACGAGGCGCACCTGCAAGCATCTCCATTTTATTTTCTAAAGTCTGGATTTGGAAGTCAGCGTTAAGTGCCGTAGCGTCTGGAGCCAAGTAAGCTACATCACCCTCTTCACCCATGTATATACGGGCAGCTGGTTCGAAGTCGAAGTCTTCTACGTCACCTCTGATCTTAATAATTGGGTAAGCAATCTGGTCAAAGACATCTGCCTTGAGGTTCTCTAGGTGGTCAATACGGTACTGCATACCGACAAGATTATCTAGTGGACCCATGGCATACAGGTTGTCTGGACGTTCACGCCAACCTGCGTGGAAGATAGATGCTTTACCTAGCCAACTGGGGTTCTGTTCGTTAAGCAACACGTAGGAACGATCAACAACTGTGATGACACGGTTCTTATGGAACTTGCCAGATTCTGCGTCATGGATGTCTCCGTAGAATGTAAGAAGTTCTACATAGTTAGACTCGTAGTACTCCTGAAGAGTGGAGAAACCATCAGCTGTGTAGGCTTGAGATTTGTTAGTATCTACATCTTGACCTGACATGGCTGACCGATTGGCAAGCATCTTGTCGAGAATTTCTTTCATGTAGTTGTTATCTACTGTCTCTTCTACCTTACGGGCAACTTCCCCTAGGGTTAGAATTGAACGGATAACTTTAGGGCTATCTCCGAAACTTGGGGAGAGAGGATTGAAACAGATGTCAAAGGGGCTGATACGGACAAGCTTAGGTCCAATATAGTTGACAATACGTTCTCCGTCTTCGTACTCAGTATAATCACGGGAGAAGTCAACGGTTGCAAAACAGTTTCCGTACTGAATATAGTCATTGATTAATTTACTCACAGTGTTTTCAAAGTCTGACTGACGTACTTTGTTGTCCATGTAAGATTGAATAGCATCACGCTTACGTTTTACATTGCCGTCATCGTCATGCGCCTCAAACTTAAACCATTTTTGTTGAGGAAATAACGCAGAGAAATAGTTAGCGTGGAGGTTGTCTGCTATCTGAGTTAACTTAGGAGTTGTCGTGCTGTTAGTCCAAGGCAGTTTATTATTAGATGTTGTTCGAGTATCTGTTGCGTAAATATAATTACGGACTTCTTTCCACTCTTCAATCTTAGTCTGACGAGCGTTATTCCAGTTTGTCCACCGATCAGAAATATCTGATGCAAGAGCATGAGGCTCAATCAGCTGATCTATGTCAATAGTTGTTCCAGCCATTAGAAGGAAACTCCACCAAATCTTGAGTTAAATTGCACTACATTACTTTTATGCCGACGTACTGATCGTGCAGGTTTTACAGCCATGTCTACTACTGAGGCGAGGGCATCTATCACGTCGTCGTGTGCAGGGTTACGTGACGATAGTTCTTCTTCTAGTATTTGAGAGTTACCACCACGGTAATGCCAGATACTCATGTTGTCGTACCTAGGTTCTAAGATAGAGGATATACGCTCTTGCTTGTTACCTTGGCTTTTGTTGGGTCTGAACTCATCAATGCTAATCGACAGACCATGCTGTTTGATTAATTCTTTTAACTGTCTGACGATTGCCATCTGAGCAACAGTTGTTTCTGCTCGTAGTTTTCTGAAAGACCACTTAGTAGATAGTTGAAGGATGTGTTCGAAGTACTCAGAAATCCTATCTGTTTTAAACCTGTCGATGTCTAAGACGTATACGTTATTATCGGAGTCAATTCCTACGACAACAATTGCAGTATAGTCTGCCCGTTTACTTAAGCTGAAAGCAAAGTCTACAGCTGCAAATACGTTGAGGCGATTGTCCCTGTAGTAAAGGTAGCCGTTATCCTCTTTGATATGTTTACGGTCATAGTACTGGAACTTGTCTGGGCTGACAGGCACGTTGTCTGGATCAGAGGGGTCGTTATAGTACTGCGCTCTGAACTGGCCTTTGTCGAGATACTGCCCACGTTTTTTAGCTAGAATTTTTAGATCGAATCCAAACCACTTACCGTCCTTGCGTTGGCTACGGGGCCAAAGAAACTCGCCTGTACCGTCTCCGCAATCTTCTACAGGTTTTTCAAAAACTTCATAGATGTTGTCTTCACCTATCTTTTCACCCTTGTCGTCGTACTGGTCTTCTACCATTTGAAGCAAATCGTTATACAGATCAGCTGGGTGGTAGCGAGTACCTACGACCCATTCTTTTGCTTCAGCCCCTTCAATAGACGAGAGAAGAGAGTATTGACTTTTAACTTTATTACGTCCTTCGCCTGTGTAAGCATTTTCGTACACAACGACATCGTCCAAGACAGCAATGTCGCAATGAAGTCCTGTAAGTGACGTAGTAAGACCACCAGTGAAGACCGAAGGGTCTCTAACATTTTCTTTCCTCCGCAAGGGGTGGTCTAACATAATCTCTGAGTTAGTCCACCTAGTTCGTTTTCCTTCGTCTGCATGAACGTGTTCAGGCCAGTACCTACGGTATATCTCTGAGGTAAGGATACCTTTGATAAACCCTAGTTGTTTCTCCGCTAGGTTAGCGGTAGCAGATATGTATAGTATACGCAATGTCGGATTCTTTGTCAACTCCCAAGCAACACGAAATGCTATTAGTCTTGACTTGCCGTGGTCCCGTGGAAATAGAAGAAGCTGATGAGACTTATGATCTTCCCGTGTCCACCAGTTACAGACATCCTCATGGCATTGTCCTAGAACTTGCTCAGGGGCAACCAACTTGATGAAGGTTACCAAGTCAGTTTCTGCCGCCTGTTTAATTTGTTCTAGGGTTGCCATTAGTTACTCAGGCTTAGTCGGCCATGTGATGTCGATTGGAAAGCCAGCTTGATCTGGGATGTCACGCAGGGCTTGGCGGTATGCTGTTTGCTCTGCGGTCATGATACGGTCAGATAGCGCCCATACGTCTGTTTCTGTGAGAAGTCGGTCACGTTGGTCCCGGATTTGGCCCTCTGTCGCTGGAGGATTATAGCGTGTTGCAGCAACATCTTCATCTGTTACTTCTGTAAGAACACCGTTTATATACGCATTAGGCATTTACCGCTCCCCATACCATTATTTTAGTTCCAGCTTTTGCAGTATATGCGCCATCATCATAAATTCTTATTCCTGTGTTTGCTGTTTTGTACGTCAACTGGTGTGTTATATTCTTTCCAAATGCGTAGGGACCATAGCCTGTTTGAAAGTCTCCATAGCAATGACTTGCTGCTTCCACACGAGTAGTATAATTACTGTCCCGTGGCTTATACACGTCCATAACCAGCTGCGCACCGTTAGTTGATCCGGAAATAAAAGCCCTAAGTTCAAGTGTTATACGATTAGAATTACTGCCGGAAGGATCAGAAAGGTGCATATAGTGGTACATATAACTAGAACTTGTTATTAAGTTTCCACCGCTGTCCTTTAACCTTGCTTGAAAAGTTCCGCTATATTGACTGTCGGTTACACGGAGTTCCGACACAATAATTTTAAACCAATCATAGCCTGTAGGAAAATCAATGTCGAAGTAAGTTGCATTCGATGTAGTTGTATAATTTTGAAGCAACTTTAAGCCACCACCTACACCCGCAGCCCCCATAGCCGCCACTGTAGTCGCATCCACAGACGCAATGTTACTCAGCGCCCTGCTGTCATTAATAACCGTAGTACCATTAATTTTAATCGCCATCTTCGTGTCCTTCCACTATTAGCGTTTAGATTACCAAGGAAGCCCAGCGGTAGTCGTTGGGTTCAACTCAGCGTTGATCTTGTCAGCAATTGCTGTCTCAACGTCAGCCTTCACGACAGTGTTCCAGACCCAAGCAAGCACGTTGGCTTGAGTTAAGTCAGCAAATGCAATGAAGTCAGAAGCAGATGCGTCCGGTGTCCATGAGGTTGTCCCGTATGAGGAAGCAGTAGTTTCCCCATCAACACCCTCGCACCGCCAGTGTGCCACTGTGACACCACCGTCTGCTGTGTTGCGTTCAAGTTCTGCGATAGTCCATGTGTATGTGATAGCCATGATTACTCTCCTAGTTTAGCTTTAAGCTCGTCAATCTGAGCCTGTTGTTCCTTCATGGCTTCAATCAAGAGGGCCACCATGTTTCCGTATTTAACTGACTTGATGCCTTGGTCATTTGTGCTGACTAC